TCACTTGTTCGCGCCTGAGACAGATACCCAGCCATCATCTGTAGGCATCGCTTCGCTTCACCTGACCCGGTGTCGCCCTTGATGATCGGCCCTGCAAGCATTGATGCCAAGTGCCAAGACAACGTCATCACGAACAGCGGCGTGAATTTGGTCGGGTCAGACACAAGCGACTGATACCGGAGCATTGCGCTCGCCTGGTTGGTGTAAATCACACCCGCACCAAGGGTGTCAGCCTCAACGGCGTACGGCTGCGGGACGTACTGACCTGCCGCAATGAGCGGCGAGTAGTTGTGTCCAAATGACGGGCTGTCAGTAGGGACGAACTGCGTCGCGTAGTCGTTGGCAGCGTCAGGAGGCAGCACACTGACAATGGTCACGCAGTCACCAGGCACTGCGTATGCGTACTCCCACTCCGGCCACACGTTGGTCACCTGTGCAAGATTGACACGCTTGGAACCGAAGTTCCAGTTGTGCATTTGCAGGAGTGAGTCGCGAGCAATGGGGTAGAAACGATGACACAACCCGGCTTGAAACGATGCTTCAGGCGGGTCAATGCTTGAGACTGTTGCCTCATCCCCGATGTGTGATAGAGCAAGGTTGCAGATGTCAACTTCCGATGCCATAGAAACCTCCTAGAAACAAGGGGGAGCCGTGGTTTCCCAACGACTCCCCCCATGCGGCAAATCAAATCAAAGAATCAACCCTCGTCAACGTCCGCTTCATCATCCGAAGACTTACGCTTGCCCTTGGCTTTCCACTTCCTTCCGGAAGCATCAACCGTTGGCTCGCCGTTGCCTGTGCCTGTCACCAATTCGACACAGTCATTTGAATCTCCGTTGTACTCAAAGACATCACCTTCCTCGCGGATGGAGTTGTCGATGTAGCACTTAACTTTGGCGCGGTACATTGGCATGGTTGAATCCTAATTACTGAACAGTAAATCCGGATGCGTAGAACTTCTTGCCATCCTGAATGTCAGAAGTGATGTAAGCGCACACAGCACCTGTGGTTGGGGTTGAACCGATAGTGCTATATCGCGCTCCTAAGTACCGCGCACCAACACCTGAGCCGCCTGTTGCCTTGTAGATACCAGGCGTGAGGCGAACGTAGTACGAGTTTCCTGCTGGGGTCAGATCAGCAAGTGCAATTGCACCCGAAGATCCACCAGCAACAATGCCCGTAGTAAGAGCAGCATCCGTTGCGTAAATCACTTCAAACTGAAGCGAGGTGAGCGTGTTGTACGCTGCGGTAAGCGTAAACACCATGTACAGATCTTCGCCTTCGCCGATGTCGCGAGCAACGCCAAGATCAATACTGTTTGTGGAAACGACCGGGGTTCCCGCGACAGGCAAAGCAGCCTGTCCGGTGATTGATCCGGTTGCCGGAACAGTTCCGGAAACGACTGATAGTGATTCAATAATCATGTGAGTAATTCCTTTCTAGGAAATTGACTTAGGAAACTTGCGACTCGGTGTTGATGAGCGAATCGACCTTGCGGATTGGAACGCCTTGGAACGACAACCATGAGTTTGGCATACCAAACTGCGAAAGACCTTCGTTGACCTTGAGAACATACTGACTCTTGTCCATCGCCTGAATGGCAAGACCACTATGAACAGTACGGTTCATGTAGAAGGCAGCGCGACCCATTGACAGATTTGGGATGCGGTAAATGGCGCGTGACATCATTTTGATAAGGTTGGTTGCAGCAGTTGCGGCCTGACCGTTTGTACCGGCAATCAAGTCGGTGGTGTTGATGTTGCAGATACGAACAACATAACGCCAGTCCTTCACAACAAGACCGTTCTTCCACTGATAGCGGGTCGCATACGCTTGCATGCGGTTGCTGCTGTCGTAGACGGTCTGTTCGCCAAGATCCTCATGCACAAGTCCTGCCTTGGAACCCTTAGGGAACGGGCAGTACACGGTGTTGTCGCCCCACACAACGAGGTACACCGAGGTGCTTGCAGTGCCTGAGTATGTACTAGAACCCTTAGCGTCCAATACGTTGGCAATGTTGCCAGCACCAGTAAGTGCGGAGTAACGAGGAGCAAGACCAAGGTACGACTTTGGTTCGGTGGCAGGATTGCCGTAGAACAAGGTCGTTGCCTGAGTTTGATTCATCGCCTCAAGGAATGCGGTGTCTTCGGACAAACGGAATTGAGCCGTGTTTCCGTTGAGCATTGCAAGATCCTTGTCAACTTCGGAACGAGCCTCAAGGATGCCGCATGCTTCGTCAACCTGTGCGGTCGATGACTTGCTGTTTGGGATGCCTTGATTGAGTGCGCGCCAATACACGGTTGGAAGACCAGTACGAATGACTACGCGTTCGCCGGTTGGCAAATTGCCTTCCTTGAACACAGCGTCCTCAAGGACTTCGTTGGTTTGCGACAGAAGTTCGGCGATAATTGGAACGGTACCGTTTGGATCTAAACGCTTCGCCCAGTCGGCGAGTGTTAGATTGCTATTGCTATTTGCGATTACTGCCATGTGAGTGTTTCCTTATAAATTAGGACTGTTTGGAATAAAGGAAGGCTGCTTGGCTGGCGAAGTCTCGCGGCCGTCCCTGTGTAGGGGCTGCACCGTTTGCTTGTCCAACGTAGCGGTCTTCGGAAATTGACTTACCCGCTCGGAACATAAACCGGATGAACTCCGGGTGATTTCCAAGACCGGATTCGTTCAGTAGTGATCGAAGTTCAGGTGTCCCGAACTGGTCGAGTGCTTTCTTCGCGGTGGACAGGTTCTCGGAGAGTTTCTCTCCCCCGAATTCCTTGTCAACCTTTGAACTGTCAGCCCATTGTGTACGAAGTGTCTCGATCTGCTGGGCTTGACGCGCCTCCATCTTTGGAGCCATGCGGTCAAGTACCTTCTGTGCAGCATCTTGGGTCAGGTTCAATTCCTTTGCAACTTCAGCGAATGCGGTTAGCACTTCTGCGTCGAATGCTTTGCCTTCTGAGGCTTTGAATTCGTACTTTTCGGGTGCGCCCTGTGGAGCGTCAACCTTTGTTGCGTCGGGTTCGACAGCCTTGGTTGCATCCGCAACTTGCTGTTCCTGTCCTTCAGTTGCCTTGCCACCGTAGAGCGCGTCAGCAATGCTTACATCGCTCTTGGGTGCAGCGTCAGCGACAGCAGTGTCATTGGTTGTTGCTGTTGTCGTTGTCAGTGTGTCTGCCATTGTGTTCCTTCACCATCGTTGGGTACAACTCCGGGCAAAGCGAGTGGATCATGTCGAGGGTACGCAGTCCAAAGTTCCGGTTTCCTTCTGCAAAGGCCATTGCCATTGCATTGGTGTTGAAACTAAGCCTAAATACTCCAGCCTGATCAAGATGTCGCCACAAGAATCGGCGACCTCGCTTGCTACTCATCAACCACTTGATATCCGATTCCTCGATTTCCTTGGACAGTTTGTCGCGCAGATCGCGTTCTGCTTTCGTGCGCTCCTGTCCACGAATGTCGAGCGGGTCATAGTTGCTCATTGGATAAATTTAGCGAGCGTTATTCACAATACGGGTACTACACCTGAGAAGGTGACGGTGATCCGTACCCTGAGAATTGATTCATCACATCCATCAACGCGTTCTGACCGCCGCCAGTCGGAGCCTGTGCAAGATTCTTGGCGGTCTGACTTTCTTGCTGCATCATTGCGACCTGCTCCTTTGCAGCCATCGCCTTGTTCCGTGCGTCGCGGATCAGTGCCACCTGCTTGTCGGCAACGATCAGACTTGGGTCAACACCGAGCATGTCGGAGTACGAGTCCACCCACTGGTCAGCGTCAAACTTGTCAAGCACATCAGGCTTGAAGGTAGCGACTTGACCGAGGTTCCCAACGAATCTGTCAACGCTGTTGGTTCCGATGGCGCGTTGAGCCTGGGCAAGCATTGACACGAACTCAACGCTCAAGTCCATGCCTTGCAGTTCGGGTGGTGCTGGCGGGACAATGCCGGCTGCAACCATGCGAGTAAAGGTGATGTCAATCAGCGGGTCAAGGAGTTCGTTGTGCAGACGCTCAAGCACCGGGCCGAGCATTAGCAGTTTCTCCTCATGCCGCTCTGCCACCTCAGTCGCCGTCATGCGGGTGTCGGTGGCGTTGGCAAGCATCAGGAACAGGTCAGCGTAGAACGATCCGCGCACACGCTCGCGCACATCCTGAATGTCACCAAGCAGGTGTTGCAGGTTGAGGTTGACCTCAAACGCGGTCTTGATCCCTGAGTTGACACCATCGACAAACGTAATACCACCGGGCAACATCTCAACGTCGCGGTTCTTCATGTTCGCCGGGACTTGCAGCGGCGGTTTCGTCTGGTAATCGATGACCTGCGCCTTGCGTAGTTGTTCGTGTTGCAGTTGCTTGATGTCACCCAATGCTTCCATGCCAGGCGAGTTCCCGTAGATATCACCCCCAACGGTTGACCAGCGAGGGACAAGGCATGGGAATTGAGCAAATCCACTCTCGGACAAGAACTTGTTTGGT